GAAGTGTCTTACCTTTAGACTGAGCTACTAACTTAGGTGACTCTATACTATCAAATGTATTATTAGGGCCAGCTTTCATAGCCTTAGCTGCGTCAGTAACGATTGGTAGTGACTCTGCACTTATTTGAAAGAACTTACCATCAGTAGGTTTATTGAGTAAAGATATTCTATCATCATCTGTATAGAACTCCATAGTCTCATCCCACTTAGCAATCTTAGCAGTCTCATCAGTCGTTAAAAGGTTGATAGCTCTAGCTCTATATAAAAACTTTTCTAAGCTAGTCATTGGTACTTTTTTACCATTGGCCATTTTAAACATAGGTACATCATCATAGAACTCGATAACATCTGTATTCATTGCACCACCACTGTCTCTCCAACCTTTAGATCTTTCAAAGTTATTTTTCTCTGCTAGGTTTGTAGCTTCTGGTGCATCTTTTAGACCTTCATCATTTATATATGACTGCACAAACTCTTGCTTGGCTTTTACTAAAGGTATACTTACAGAACCACCTATACTCAAAGGTGCATCATAAACATTGTTATCTAAGTTAGTTTTAGTTAGCTGATAAACCTTATTCATATGCTCTTGAATTGTTAGAGTTTCATCAGCTCCACTTGGTAAAGCAGCTAAAGTCTGCTCTAACTCTGGTAATGACTTACGAAACTTATCATTAAAATCAGCTACCATACGATTGTATATCATATTATCTGAGCCAACTAATTTTTTATCTGCTCCTTTATCAGCATAAATATGTTGAAGAACAGCAGTTTCTATAAAGTCTTTGTGTACTGTATTTAATTGATCTTGATATGTAGATTGTTGATTAACCTGTACATCATCCTTACCTGTATCAGCCTTAGCTAAAAGAGCATTTAGTTTGTCTGTTAGTAAAGGTTGCCCAAAAGCATCTGTATCATATAAAAGAACACCATCACCATCAACCTGATTACGTACATAATTTATCCACTTAGATTGTAGTACTACTAAGTTAGCATCACTAAGAAACTCTGCCATTTTTACAGGATTATTTCTTAGTGCAGCCATTGGTTTATCTATGTTTTCTAAATCCCATTGATATTTTAGATTTGTTTTACGCTGCTCCAAGTCCTCTGCGTTAGTAGTCTGTTGATCCTGTAACGCACCAATAACACGTCTTTCAAATCTTTCTTTGATTTGTTTAGATATAACATTATCAGGCACGTTTAGTAGACCATTGTATTCTTTATTGTTTATTACAATTTTACCTTCATCTAAAAGCTTGTTTAGATTATCAGGACTAATTAGAGTACCTTCACCACCACCAAACGCATCTTTATTAATATCAGAGACAATCTGATCTTCTAAGTACTGCATAGCTAGTGGGTAAGATCCGGGAGCATTACCAAACTTTGTTGCTCTAATTTTATCAAGTAAACCACCTGTGCTAAATATAGCATCAGAGTCATTGTTAATAACAGCTTCTCGTATGTCAGAGTTTAGTTGAGCGTTTCTAGCGTTTTCTAGTTTTACTTCTTGATTAGCAGCCCACTTAGCTCGAAGACCAGCTCTGGCCTCCATCAGTTTAGGTGTGATTCTTTTTATATATCTTCTAAGAGTACGCTCGTTTGTAATATCAACACCATTTTCCAAAGCTTCATAAAGAGCTGCACCCAGTACAGTTTTTACACCTTTGTCTATTTCACCAAAAGCTTCGCCTGTAGTACTAATACCATCTAGACCTCTACCAGCCATAGTATTGCCTAACACAGGTTTAAAATGATCTCCTATAGCAGATGCAACTTTTTTTACATTAGCACCTTCTATATCTGTATGTAGTAAGTTGTATGCAGCTTCGTTAGTTTGTGTCTGCTCTTCACCAGTTTGTGTCTGAGCTTCTTTTGTTAACTCAAAGTCAGCATCTTTTCTCTCAGTTTCAAGCTGTTTTTCTTGAGCATTGAATTGATCGACAACTTCGCTCTTGATTTCACCGGCTTGACCAAGCATGAACTCAAAGCCTTCGTTTTCTTTATCTTTGGCATCAGATACTTTTTTAAACTGAGCTGCTGCTGAAAAGACTCCAGCAACTTGCTTCATAGTATTAAGAAAACTACCTTGATCTTTTACTCTTTCATACTCCTTAACACTGTTAAAAAATGCCACAGTGTTGGGCATGTCAATAGTTTCTTGATTCTTAATTATAGCATCTGTAAGATCAGCTTCTTCAGATCCATAGTTGGATTTAGAGGAGCTCGTAAACGCATCACGAGCCACTCCAAGCTGTCTATTAAACTCCGACATTTACTACCTCCATGTCAACGTCTATTTTACTGTAGTCAACAGTTAGATAGTTTTGATCTATACCTACAGCCATAGGATTCTTTTGTACAACATCTTGAGCCATAGCTCCACGAAATCGTACATTACCGCCTTTATAATTAAATTCGTATATTTTGTAGCCCTGTGGTGATACACCAACTTGTTCTACATTTTCTTTTATTCTTACATCAGACAGAAACTTGATACTAGATGCAATACTTAGGCCACTCTGAGCAAGTGACAATGCACCTCCAAGTCTGTTTGTTGGTGGCATCATTACTGGTGGTGGCGGCTGTGCGGGTAATCCTAGTTTCTCTCTAGCTCTAGCTTGAAACCTTCTAAAGTTTCGCATAGCTGTGGTTTGTTTCGATGCAGCTTGTCTGCCAGCTACAGTTGTTACTACACCTTCGATGCCTGCTTTTGTTTGTAAATATTTAGTTAGTGCAGATCTTCCAAATGATTTGGCTCTACCACCTTCGTTTGCTTTTTTACTACGTAAATATGCAGCATAGGCTTTTTGTTGAGCTAACCTACCAGCACCTGTCTGGTACAGTATGTTTTGTCTGATGTCGCTTTGGTCACGACTCAAGCCTATAACTGATCTATCTAAGTTACGTGCAAACTGTGTTTCTCTATTCCAAAATGATAACGCTCTTTGTCTATGTATAGCGTCTTGTTTTTTAGCTTCGGCTCTGGCTTGTGCCCTAGCTCCAGCGTTAGCGTCTACGCACACGGCAAAATTCAATAAATGTTACATTGTTTGGCCCATGTTTTAACTTACGTAAAAACTTGAAACCTAGAAACTTTAGCAATCTAAGATGTGCTGTGTTTCTACTGTCAACTATATTCCAGAGGAGTGGCTCAGTACGGCTATCGACATACCGCTTGGCCTCTCTTGCAAATGTAATTGGGTATCGGTGTATATCTGGAGTGCATAGCATCCATATATCACCTTCTTGTCCTACTCCGGCCATGCCAGCAGTCTTGCCGTCAGGCACTGTAAAATACACGTAGGAGGGGTTCTGAGACATGATAAGAGGTATGAACCTATGATCTATACCATGACCTTCTTCGACCTCTCTGAGGTCATCTGGACGGAGATTAGAGGCCACTTCTGTAGCAGCCTCCAATGTGATTGGGTGTATATAATTAGACACGTTGATAAAATCTGGGTGAGTAGTCACCTTCCCAAGACAACGCATGTAGCGTAGCTGGGGCAGGGTGTGAAGATTTGAGCTTTAAATCTACGTTTGTGTTACGTTCGTAGACTGGGATAGTTTTGATAAACTCTTCGAGATATGGTGCATCAGATGCGTCGTACTCGTCCAGTTCTGTTGATTCGTATACTTCTGTGTAGTCTGGTTTACCGACTCGTTCAAGTGTTGTTTCATAAAGTCCAATCTTTCCAAAGTGTATTTTAACTCTATGTAGAATTAAAGATGAGTTGACATCGGCAGATATCTTTTCTCCTTGACCTTTTGTAGGATAGAAGGTAGGAAAAGTAACTTCGTAGTCATAGATGTAACCTATTGTAAGAGTTACACCCGACCAGTTACCGGGTAAAGTAAAACTTGTACCTGATACTGTAGGTTTTGCATACCGACCAACACGGGTTGATGCGGAGTTTGTGTCAATCACTACTAGCTCATAGTTAGGTGAAGTAACTGTATTTAACCACCCCACACCACTGAAGGTTGTGGTGTTTGTAGTTGAGTTAAAGCTGCCACCGCTAACAGTAGTATGATTATCCACATGAAGTAAGAAGTCGACATTGTCTTGTACTATAGAAGGGTCTGAATCAGCCTGCACTAATTTTATACTCTGTAGATAATAGTCACTATCTAGAAAGAAGTATTCATCATTGATAATAAAATGATATATCAATGGATTATTAAGCTTCCATCTAAACCATGCAGCCTGTTGTCGTTTGTTGGCTATCTGTAAATACTTATAACCAAAGACTATATCTGAGTTTGTTTTACCCATCAATACTATAGAGTTTTCTCTAGAGTTAGTAATGAGGTCTATATCTTTTGGTAGTAGAGTAGGTACAATCTTACTTACTTCTACCACGTTTGGTTCTCCCTCTCTTTGTACGTTTGCCATTTCATTGAAACGACTGAACTTACCAGAGTTATCTATGTAGGCTACAGTTGTGCCTAGAGATATAGGAGCTATGGTTTCATTATAATTAAATGTAGATACACTACGCAGTTTAGCTGTATCTGGGTTCAGAACTGTGTCATCAGATGCTAACAAGAACTGTTGGTTTGTACTAAACACAAGCAAACCTGTGTTGATTTCAATACCATCAAACAGTTCTGACGGAAACATAGATGCAGCAGATATATCAATCGGGTCACTTGCTGATACTGTAAGAGCTGACTCTACAAAAAAGTCAGGTGTACCAAGGGTTCCGGGCCTAGATGTAATGACATTTTCACCTGATAGCAATGCCAGTCTATTACGGAAAAACAATACTTTGTTAATACGCTGACCTACAAAACTAGGTAGTGGGTTAGTTAAGTCATCCCCAACTCGCCTATCTTGATAAGTAAACTGTTTAACAGTAAATGTAGTTGCAGCCGTACGTTGAATAACAAGTGGCATGTTAGTTAGGGTTTTAGCTATGCCGGGTTTGGCACACTCAGACCAAGATCCAGTACCGTCTTGATTGTTTTCTCCATCAAAACGTACATAATAGTCATCTTCATCTGCCATTCGAGAGTTAGAAATCTTAACTATATAACCATGCTTACACTGGTTAGGTAAGTTTGTTACATCGTTAACAGAACTCTGCATAACACGCATGAGATCTTCTTCTACAACCTCTACATTAAATGCGTTAGCACTAGATAAATATAGTCCAGAGCCTATAATTTTAGCACTGATACCTGATATAGCATCAATCTCTTCTTTTAAACTACCTAAAATAGCATCAGCAGTTACAGCAGTCTGTGCATCAAACGGTGTAGGAGCCGGTCTAATGAGACCTAGATTAGCCTGCACTGTAGTTCTTTCGTGATCTACAACTTTGATAGTATATGTAGCCGCAGCATCTGGTGTGCCATTACCGTTAGTATCTGCACCACCAGCAGCTGAAGTAAGTGTAGCTGTGACTGTATCGTTTGTGACGTAGCCTTCGCCGCCGTGTAGTAGTATAGCTTCTCTATTGTAGCTACATCTGTAGTCCTGTCCACCAGCACCATTTTGGTTAGCACCATAGTTAGGGCTTACACCTTGTTGCCCTAAAACATTAAGTCTAAATATTAAGTTTGTCTTACTACCAGAATCTACACTAAATACTTGTGTGCCTATACCGGGACAGTGACCTGTACCATCAGACTCATCAAGGTTGTCACTCTGTATTTCGATACGTGTAGCACGATCAAGAGTTGTTGTATTAGTATTATTTGATATATTTAGACCGTACTGTCTACCATTTTCTGTACGCAGCAACTCTATGAAAGCGAAGTGAGCATCTGGTGTAGCATCTGTAGTTCCCGTTGTCCCAATGAGAGTGTTAGCATTAGTAGTATCACGATTAGTAACAAAGGTGGTATCATTGATTGTAAGTGTCTGTATGTTTTCTGGTGTGCTTGTAGCTAGATAGTTTGTGATAGCTGTCTGCCCACCTGTGCCGTAGGCTGTAGTCATTAACTGTCCATCATTACAACGCCAGACTCTGACTTGACCATCAGCTGCTATCTGTCCTATATAAGATCCCTCTGTCTCATCACGAAAGTAGTGAAACCACGAACCTCCACTCTGTACACTGGATAGAGCATCGGTTCCTATTCTTTTAGCACCCGGCCTTTTGAAAAGACCTTTGGTTACATCTGGTATAGCGTTTATAGAATCTGAAACCTGACCGGGAAATTTCAAGTTATCAGGCTGCTCTGATATACCCAATGAGTATTGTGGAATGGTTTGTGTTACGCCTGCCATTATCTCCTTAGATTTCTAAATGGTTGATATGTTTGATATGATGTGCCTTCTGGAAATCCCATCATGCTGTGGTCAGCTTGGTTGCACTCATACTCTTGTAAGGCAGCTCTTGCCTGCTGTTCCTGTACGCCTAGTAATCTTACCAACCCTGCGTTAGCAACGAGTTGTGTAGCTGCGATTCTAGATGCTCTGTATATTATGTATCTTCTAAATACAATAGGTAGATCTTCAAAGACATATAGTCTGACGACATCAAGATCTACGTCACCATCGAACTCGTCTGTGTGTGTAGACTTGTCATACAAGAATCCATTACGACGTACGAGGTCACTAGGTCTACGAGCTTGGTTGTCGTGTAAGTCCATAGAAAGTATGTCATTACCTATTGCTATTTTCTTAGTAGTAGCATCAGGTGTAAACTTTACATGATACTCTGTGTTGAAATGCCAGCCTTCTGACTGTGTATCAACATTTGCATCACGTAGTAAATTAAATATAAATGACACCTCTGGGTTATCAAAGTTAAGAGTTGTGAGAGGTGCTTGTCCGATAGCTCCCAGTATAGAGTTCACTGCGGATAGTTCGGTATCGGTGTCAATAGTTGTGGTAGCCATAAGAAAAAAGGGAGCCAAAGCCCCCGTATAAAAATAAAAATTAAGCGTTAGCTGGGTATGTAGTACCAAACGCAGCAGGCTTAGTTGTTGTTCCAGCGAA